AGGACGCCGAGAGTATTTCCCTCACCGTACACAGTCCTTCCCGGTATATGATTGCACACCTGCTGGAGAACGGTCATGCCAAGCGGGGCGGCGGCAGAGTCCGTGCCATTCCGCACATCGCACCGGCAGAGGAGCAGGGGATCGACCAGCTGGAGAAGGACATCAAAAAGGCACTGGGAGGATAAGCGCATGACCTTTGATGAAGTTTCGGCACTGGCAGAAGAAACCGGTCTGCCTGTCGCCTACGACCATTTTGCGGAAGGGGAAAGCCCCGATCCGCCTTTTCTTGTATTCCTGTTTCCTCGCTCCGATAATCTTTTCGCCGATGGGCAGGTGTACATGAAGATCGATGTGCTTCACTTTGAACTGTACACCGACCGCAAGCAGCCGGATGTGGAGGCACAGGTGGAAGCCGTGCTGAACCGTCACGAGATCTGCTATGACAAGACCGAGGTATGGATCGAAGATGAGAAGCTGTACGAAGTTCTATATACGATGGAGGTAATCAACGATGAGTAACAAGATCAAATACAATCTGAAGAATGTCCATGTGGCACCTCTGACGGTGGATGGGGATGGCGGCTACACCTACGCCACACCCCGTTCCATTCCGGGCGCTGTCAGCCTGACCATGGATGCCCAGGGCGAGACCACGCCCTTCTACGCAGACGGTATCGTCTATTTCCGTTCTGTGTCCAACAACGGCTATTCCGGCGATCTGGAGATCGCACTGATCCCCGACTGGTTCCGTGAAGAGATTCTCAAGGAAGAGAAGGACTCCAACGGTGTGCTGGTAGAGACCAACCGGGATGTGGAGCCTGTCTATTTCGCCCTGCTCTTTGAATTTGACGGCGACAAGAAGGCCATTCGCCATGCGCTGTACTACTGTGCTGTTTCCACCCGTCCCACCATGGAGAGCAAGACCAAGGAAGAGACTATCGAACCCGGCACCGAGTCCCTGTCCATCAGCGCAGACCCCCGTGAAGACTGTCTGGTCAAGGCGCGCACCAGCGATGACACCACCGAGGAAGCCTACACCGGCTGGTACAAGACTGTGTATCTCCCTGTTCCCGCTGAGGCACAGGGTTGATATTCAAGCCGGACACCTACCGAAATAACCGAACTAACCAACACACAGGAGGAAATAACCAATGCTGAGTAAGATCGTAAATGTGGGCGGCCATGAGGTCGCCTTTAAGAGTTCCGCTGCCATTCCGCGTATGTACCGCATCAAGTTCGGTCGTGACATCTTCAAAGACCTGACGAAGCTGGAGAAATCCTATAAGGAACGGGATGACGGCGAGAAGGAGCTGGAGATCGACGACCTTGAGATTTTCGAGAACGTAGCCTATATCATGGCTCTGCACGCCGACCCCACCATTCCCAAGACCATTGAAGACTGGCTGGACCAGTTCGAAATGTTCTCCATCTATGAGGTGCTTCCGGAGATTCTGGACCTCTGGGGTGCGAACCTGTTCACGGATGTGAAAGCAAGAAAAAACTGAGACCGACCGAGCGTGAGCTGACCACGCCGCTGTTTCTGCTGCGGTGCATGGAGGTCGGGATTTCCATCCCGGATCTCGACCTGCTCACCATCGGTCTGGTTTTGGACATCTGGACGGAGAAGGGAAATGACAACACAACCTACGTTCAGCTGGCTTCCCAGAGTGATTTCGATAGCTTCTAACTGAAAAAAGTGCGGAATCCGCAAAAAAACTTGCAAAATTGAAAAGCGCACAAATCGGATAAGTATAATGATGACGATTTGATGCAATGTGAACAACAGAAAACCCCACTCAGGCATGACACCTGGGTGGGGAATACCATGATTGGGTTGTTTGATCTCAGTTCTTTCTGCTGAAACCGTAATCTTCAGCAACATCTTCGGTCACATCATGATCGGTGTTGTCCTCTTGTTTCCGGGTAGAGAGAGCCATTTCTTCAAGCTGTGCAATGCGCTTTTCAACCGATGTGACGATGGCATTACACCGCTGTTCGTCAACGTATTCGCCTGCATCTGCCAGAACAGAACGGATATCCTCGCTCACCAATTTCAAATTACCGAAATTGATCCAGTCGAAAGAGGTAACCAACTTGATCTGTTCATCATGGCTTTTTTTGAACGGCTTGCAGTCGATATCACGACCGGAAAGAATCCTGTTCGGGAGTTTGTCGTAGCCGAGGGACGAACCGCTGTCGAAGATAGGTGCTGCACCCAGCCATTCCAGTGTGTTTGCATCACGGAGCAATCCAAAGTTGTTCTGGTGGCGATCTTCATTGGCAATGAGGTAGTCAAGGACAATCATCTGATCGACTGCATGGGTCATATTGGTAAGACCAAAGCCCTCACAGCAATTCAGATAATGACGGTAAACGGATGTCTGATTGTCTTTTTTGCTTGTCTGCATGACACGCCATGCGGCAACCAGTTCTGTGTCCGTCGTAATGAAGTCTTCGCAAACACTGAAAGGAGTGTCATCATCCCAAAGCAGAGAGTACGGAACATGAGGAATATCAAGACGTTCCATGATTCTTGATGCGATCACTTCGTTAAAGGGCTGCTGCATATAAGGTCCGCTTCCGGCTTTGATCATACAGCGTTTTCCGTTGATGATCTTCCAACGCTTTTTCAGGCACCCATCGGATGTGTTGTCAGGAGAATGGAAATCAAATCCCGCAGCCTTACCGGTTTTGCCCAAAAGAACGTCACCGATATCATCAGAGAACAGATTCTCAAAGAAGTTCACTTCATGCCATGTGACATCGCTGTTCACAGGTCGAATCCAATATTGGTCAGAGAGGCTCAAACCCATACATCTGGTAAGCAGCAGCCTTGTATTCGGTACATTGAGTGTCTCCAGTGCTTTCCGGATGCCGGATCGGCTGGCAGGAATGGAGCGATCTACCCACCACGCATTCAAAGCAGCACGGTCTGCGTGTTCTCTTTTGAAGGCAACGCCGACAGGCAGATGTTCCGGATGGTATACTTTTTCAATACGGCTGATGGTGCCGCTGGCTTCGTCCAGAATCATGTCAGCGACAGGAACATCCTTATGCATTAAAGTGTATTGCATGATGATGTCCTCCTTTCCGATGTGTTGAAGTTAATTGGTATGAATTTTGATTTATATATCTATTTATTATACCATGAAACTTCGATTAAGTCAAGTCGTAGAGGAAAAAGTTCACAAATCGAGGGCGTTTATGAGGTCGAAGTTTTCTGGATCCTCGAACTTGCCCTTGGCAGCCCCGATACGTTTCGATGTATCTGTGGAAAAAGGAGTTAAAACAGCTACAGCTTTACCGTCTCTGGTAATGATTACGGAATCTTCTGCACCGGATTCGAGAAACTGAATCAGTCTGTAAAATTCCTTTTCTGCGTTTACGACATTGATCTGTATCATATGGGTATCCTCCGTGATGAACTGCCTATAATTTCGTTATTCGGCCTGGCAATTAGATTACCGTGAAAACATAGCGATTGAAAGAAAGAGAATCTGCAGAAAGTAACATAGAATAAAGAGCGAAAGTACCATGAATATTCCGATGGATAAAAATCAGAGTATTCATTTAACATATACTACACAAATTCAAAATGAAAAGGAGTACAAAACAATGGGAAACAAAGAAAAACAGGACAGAAGGATCCGTATTTTGAAGGAACGTACCTTCGGGGAAGTTATAGCAGCCAGACGAAAACAACTGGGCTGGTCGCAGGAAGAATTGGAGGGGAGAACCGGTATATCCAGAGTTTCCATCAGCAAAATCGAGCGCAGCGTTGTGAATCCGAGTTATGATTCCATCGAAAAACTGGAAGAAGCATTACATATTCCACTGTTTGATATATACAGACAAGATCGCAAAAGAAAGGATGAAAAATGAGGCAGCGCCATTGCAGGCATAATCCTGTTGGAAAGTAAGGACTTGCGGTCTGCTTTATCTTCGAAGCTTTCATCACAGTGTCCACCACACTCCGTTTGTAAAGAAAATGAGAACCTTTCCGCTACCACTTGATAAATTTCCGAATCTGTGCTATAATAAAACTGGAGAAGTATAGTATAAAGTCAGAACACCCGCCAAGGAGGTATGCAGCATGGACCAAATTACGCAGCCCAACCGATTCAACCGGAATGCCAAGGCATCTGTGTTCGAGGACCTGTTTTCCGACCCGAAGAATCTGCTGGCTCTGTATAAAGCGCTGCACCCGGAAGACACCGCAGCCACAGAAGCTGACCTGAAACACGTAGAACTGCGGAACATTCTGACAAAAGGCCGGTACAATGATCTCGGCTTCATGGTGGGATCGAGACTGATGATTCTGGTGGAAGCCCAGAGTACATGGTCGGTGAATATCATCCCCCGGTGTTTCATGTACCTTGCCGATACATGGAACCAGTTCTTCATTGGAGAGGGAAGCGACCTGTACAGTTCCAAAGCGGTAACAATCCCCGAACCGGAACTGTATGTGATCTACACAGGAGATAAGCAGATTGACAAAAAGAGCATATCCCTGACAGACGAATTCTTCGGTGGAAAGAAAACCGCAGTGGAAACCATCGTAACCGTCCTGCAGTATGACGGCGGAACGGATATCATAGACCAGTATATCACATTTTGTAAGGTGCTGGATGGACAAAGAGAAGAGTACCCGGATGATCCGAAGATGGCAGTACAGGAAGCCATCCGGATATGCATGGAAGCGGGCGTACTGAAAGAATATCTGCATGAACGTGCAAAGGAGGTAGTGAATATTATGCTAACACTGTATAGCCAGGAACAGGCGACAAAGATGATGCTTGCCGCCGAACGAAAAGAAGCTCTGGCAGAAGGAGAAGCAATTGGTGAAGCGAGAGGCAAGACGCAGCAGGCAAAAGAAACAGCGAAAAGCCTGTATGCTCTTGGAATTGAGATAGA